CCAACTAGCCATGCTGACAACACAGGTGTTATTTTGATCTCCAACACTTGCATACCACTAGTTAACCACTGGGGTAGTGCAGTAGTTATGGACGGCGGATTTGACAACGACGAAGGATATCAGTTTACATACAACCGTACCAACTATGGTTTCCCAGCCACAGTTGGTGACAAAGCAGTGGCATTTGTCATGCGCTTGGCTCCATCGGTATCTAACGGTATTATTGGTGATTTGGGTGTGCGTGAACTTATTAACCGCGCTCAGTTGACATTGAGTAATTTGAATGTTCAGGTAACAGCAGGACGCTACTTGATTGAAGGTATTCTAAATCCCAACAACATTGATTCTGCCAACACCAGCTGGCAAGGACTCAACAATTTGGGCGGCGGATTCCAGCCTAGTTTTTCACAGTTCTCAACTTCACCACGTTACACATCAGAAGCCACAGGTGGCCTAACAGGTGCTCCGTTCAACACCACAGGTGGTCTAACACGTTCAGGTGTTAAAGTAACATTCAGTAGCCAGAGAACTTTTGCCAACCTAACACCTACAAACGTTTCAAGTTCGGGCGCAAATGCCAAAATCACTGTTCAACTCACAGCAGCAGGTACAGCATACTCTACCACCACCACGCAGATCACTGTGCAAACAGCTGGTGACGGGTATGCAGTGGGCGATACTATCAAGATTCTTGGTAACACCATAGGTGGCGCAACCACTGCTAACGATTTGACAATGACTGTAGCTCTGTTAAACAGATTGGCACAAGCTCTGTTCCCGGAACAGGAACTTATCCAAACGGTCCAGAGGTGTTGGCAGTTCAGATCACTGCGCTGTCAACAACCACAACTCCAACAGGAGAGATTCAGTTACAGTTCCAAGAAAGTCAGGCTTAAAGACCAGCAAGGTCCTGCTCAACCAGCAGGACTTTGCTTTGTACAGCTTCAAGGTTCACAGTGTTCCACAAACCAGGGTGCATGGGTCTAGGCCATGTACCAGGGTCTATCCAGGCATAGCCCAGATGTTCGTGGTTCAGTCGGGGAATGAATTCAGTTGCAATCACACACACCCATGTGTGATATTCAAATGTCAAGTCAGCACTGGTGAATTTTTCCAAGGGTATGAGTTTGAGATAAGTGGGAAAAAACCCCAGCTCCTCAATACATTCGCGTTCCATACCGCCTAATAGTGTTTCACCTGTTTCAATCTTGCCTCCGGGCAATCCCCAAGTTCCAGGATGCTTAACATCATTGCGTAACAAATACAGATAGCGGCCTGTATCTTTGCTTCGAAACCACACGCCAACTGCTTTTAAAGCACTAGACGCCATGTGCCTCCCACATATATTCCTTGATAACTCTTTACCCAAGCTTCGCCATTCCACTCGTATTGTATACCAGTGGTAATGTTTGTGACATACTGCCCGGCGGCTTGCCCTTCAGCTCTAAAAACAACCCTCCAATAATTACCAGTATATTCAATGATGTCGTTAGCGTTGGCAACAAGAGGTCGACCGTTGGCACCTTGCCAGGCCACTGCTGGTGCAAGATTGTTTCCACTGCCAGTTGATTCAGTCAAAAGGTATCGTTGCCCCTCCATAGATGAGTCTAATCCATCTTGTGGACCACTGGCTAAAGGATTAATCACAGCATCAATGGGATCAAGTGTGTTCTGGGGCGTGGTATCTGTGTCTACATCAAACAACACAAATCTATCATCGTTTGGATCGACTACAATGGTACCTACCACTTCAGACTCGTCGGCTTGAATCAGGCGCAGTTGACTGATGCCTGGTCTTAAAACGCCGTATGTGCCAATCACTGTGGGCCATAGTAGATTGCTGTCGCTTACAATTTCTGGCGGAGTCAGCACAGTGTTACTAGGCTCTTGGACCACACTACGTTGTTGAAGGCATTGCACCCGGTTACCAATCAATACCACAGCCCAGTTATAGGGAGTGATGATTTGTCGTGTTCCTAGTAACAAATCGTTGTTGGTCACAGCATTGTTCAAGTCGCCTTGTGCATCGTACATGGACGCAATCACACGTTCTACTACACCCAGCTTCTTGACCTTGATTGGAGAGCTGAGCCAAATTGGTATGCTAAATTTAATTGTGGCCATATCTATGGGATTGTCAGTACCAATAGGCACAGTTCTTGAAGTCCATGTAACCGACTCAAGTTCAACCACAGTTAAACTGGTCCAATCAATAAAGTTATCAGTACTTTGTACTTCCAGACTGGGGTTGAACAAGGTCAACATTTGTTCCAACAATTGCATCTTTTGATTGGTGTTTGATGTCCAAATGTCCAGTGTGATGCCCATTTTGTAAGGCACAGGCATCAGGCGTTCAATAGTAAACGCATTGCCCTGTGTGGGTTCAAAGGTTTCAGTTTCACTATCGTATGTGCGCTGACGAATGTTTACTTTGCTCACATGATATGGTTCTTGCATGCGTGGGCGATCATAATCTAAACTTGAAATATAGAAAGTCATCAGTGGCGACGCTGGCATTGAATTGCGGCTGTTCTCTTGCATGATCACCTGTGCGTTGCGACTAGCATCACCGTAGCGCACTGGTACGCGAATCAAGGCCGCACTGTTGACGCCGTCAGTTTCGTTACCGTATTCAATTTGAAAGTTGCTGATAATTCTAGTGAATTGCAACAGGAATCGGCGTAATTGTTCATCGTAAAAAAATTGTTGCATTGTTAACTCGATGGTTGTCCAGGTTGAGTGTCAGGTGACGGGCTTGGAGGTAAGTTACCGCCTTGATCGCCGTTGTCAGCTCTTGGTTTGAGAGCTTCACTGAGACTCTGGCGACTTGGAATATTGCCCATGTCTGTTGTACGTGTGGTGTATGTATTGTTCACAAAGCCGGAGCGTAAAGTATTATTGGTTGGCCCGTTGTTGAGATTTGTACGGACCCCATCTTCAATCTTGGCCCAACGCCGCACAGTTGAGTTGTATCTAAACAGTCTATTTGGGAAATAATCTAATCGCAAGCAGTAATCTCCATCCACAGGATTCAATGGAAAAGCCACTCCAGTAGTGACTGGAGCACCATTGGGCACAGTGTCTCCAGTCAAGTAACCCTTGGTATAACCGGGGCCACTTGGTGTAACACTCATTCCGCCTTCAGTACCGTCTACAGTATTACTATCGTCTGTGGTTAATGTGACAGGGTTGGCTGGACTTCCGTCGGCCAGTGTAGGCATGACATAAAATTGTTGGGTATCGTAGCCGCTCAATGGAACTTCAACATCGGCTTGTGTAAGAATAGCATCGTTGATTTGATTATCTTTGGTACGAGCACTAAACACCTCACTTTGTGTGGCAGGGGTATAGATTGCCCAGTATTCGGTGTTGGTAATTTCAATTCCAGCTGGAACATTTTTCAAGGCTTGATAATACACGTCACCATAGTTTGTGACCCAGCCAGTGGGATGAACTCCTGATTGTTGGTCATTGGCGTGGCTTTCACACGCCAGGTATGCGGCATCCATGTTTGGCTCATGCCTTCTGTGGCATAGTCAGCATCCTGTACCACATAGTATCTTGGTAAAGGCTGAGGAATGGCTTGATTCAGTGGATGGTAATCTTTCAAGTTGGGCACTTCTAGCACATCACCGTTCATGAGTTTGCGTCCAAATGAGTCAATCATGTCATTGTAGTGGAACGTAATAAACAAAGTATCATTGTTCAAGAACAGGCCAAATTGTGTTAGATCAAAGTCCACATCTTGGTGAGTGTACACACCGCGCATGATGTAAACGTCTTGATCATAAATTCTATCGCGGTTTTCCAGCAACAGCAAATCTTGGATGTTTAGTGGATCCAGAGTGTCGTAAGTGGGTTGTGTAGCATCGCCGTTGCCCGAAAGCGCCGAGTCTTCACCACCAGTTTGTGGGCCAGCATATTTGTGGACAAAAATATCCATTCCTCCGACGGTGTACATTTCGGAGATTGTGCGGTCCAAAAATTGGTAATCGCGAGTTCGATTTGGGCGGTACAGGCTTAGGCGTGGCATAATGTAGTATTTATGGGCAGGTTGACCAATAAATTCAGAAGTGCTATAATTACTGCATTAATCCAAAAAGGAGCCGGCATGAAACCCGTTAAACCGCTAAATCCACGTAGTGCAGATACCAATGCCATGGGCATGGAACCTGTGTGGAAAATGCAACCCACAGACAATCGTATCAGTGCTATGAGCAAAGCATTCTCATGGTACAACTATTTCTACGGCAAAAAAGATGCCCGTGACATGATTGTGAACTATTTGGAATTGCATGGTCGCAAAGCAGATGTGCGTACACTAAAAAGCATTCCAGATTCAGCCATACGACTGACCACAGGCTGGTTGTGCCGCATGAACATGGTGGGACTGGAACTGAGCGAAACAGAACAGATCAAACTGGACAATTTGCTAAAAGAAATCTTGACTAGTAAACATACAGAAGAAGTAGATGCTAGACCACCTACAGACATGCCATCTAAACCCAACATACAAGATCGTCTGAGAGAAAAACTCAGTGAGTGTGCGGCCGAACTAGACGGCATGTTTGACGAATTTATGTTGGCTGGCGCCAAAATGTCAGCAGATTACAAGCCTATTGCATTGATCCGTGGCATGAACGTGGCACCGCAAATGACCAGTGAGATTGCCAACCGTTGGAAGCGCAAATTGGCAGAATTTGAAGAAGCAGTGGAAGGCAAGGATGCATTGCTGGTTGAGGCATACTCGTATTTGTCCAAGATCCAATTGCGTAATTGTGTAAAGTTTTGCGAAGCAGTGATCAACGACTGTGGTGCTTATGTGCAGATCAAGAAAGTGGAACGCAAACCACGCAAGGTCAAGGCAGTGCCTCCAGAAAAACGTGCGGCCAAGTTCAAACACATGGCAGAGTTTGCAGAACTCAAACTCAAGAGTTTGCCTGCTGCAAGTTTAGTGGACCGAGCTGAAGCCTGGTTGTACGATACCAAAAAACGCAAGTTGATTCATATTGTGGCAGACAACTATACACAGGCGTTTACTATCAAGAACAACAGTGTAATTGGATTTAGTACTGTGGAAACACTACAAAAAACTGTGCGCAAACCTGCAGACGTTATCAAAGCCATACAAGCTGCAGGCAAGCCAGCGGCACGTAAGATCTACAAGGATTTGACTACTACAGAAACACCCTGGAATGCCCGGGGCACTGAGAACTTGATCATACTCAAAGCCTGGTAAATAAGGGGGAACGGAGTTCCCCCAATGGCTGAGCAAAATACATTACCTGAGTTAAAGCAAAATCTTATTGAGTATTGCAAATTAACCATGGGTGATCAAATAGTTGATCTTGAATTAGACCCTGCACACTACGAAGCGGCATACCAACGCACAATTGGCACCTATCGCCAACGTGCCAACAACGCCTATGAAGAAGCATACATTTTCATGGAGTTGATACGTGATCTAAACATATACACCTTGCCCCAGGAAGTATACAGTGTACGTCAAATATTCCGCAGAACGTTTGGCGACTCCACTGGACCGTTTGCGTCAAACTTTGATCCGTTTGCCCAGGCATCAATCAACGTGTACCTCATGAACTTCAACGTGGCAGGTGGCCTGGCCACCTACGACTTCTACAGCCAATACGTTGAACTGGCCGGGCGTATGTTTGGTGCCTACATGAACTACACCTGGAATCCGGTCACAAAGAAACTGCAACTGATTCGTGATCCCAAAGGCACTGGCGAAAATGTCCTGCTTTGGGTGTATCAAACCAAACCTGAAATCCAATTGTTGAGTGACTATCAAATCAGCCAATGGATTCGGGACTACATGGTTGGCGCTTGCAAAATGATCATTGGTGAAGCACGTGAAAAGTTTGCTCAAATTGCTGGCCCACAAGGTGGCGGGCAGTTAAACGGCACTCAAATGAAAACTGAAGGCAAAGAAATCATGGATGCCAAGATCCAGGAACTGGTCATGTATGTGGATGCAAGTCAACCGCTCACCTGGGTCATTGGCTAAAACACTGATCGCTGGCTGTAGTTATGTTCACAAATTGAAGTTTGATGAACAGATCAACCATTCTCAGTACATCATACGTGGATCTCCTGGCGCTGGCAATCAAGCCATTGCTGCACGAGTTGTTCACGAAGTAGCCCAGCAAGATTTTGATCAGGTAATTGTATTGTGGTCTGGGGTGAACAGACTAGATATGCCAGTTCCTTTATCATTGCACAAAACATTTGACTATAACTTTGTTGACACAATAGATAACATTGCTTGGTATCATTCAGGTGGTATGGGGTGCTCGGGGCAATCAACTGCTGCCCCAAAAACAGTAAAACAGTATTTTGATATGTTGTATGTTGGAGCAGATCAAGAGTACCTATCGCAGTTGACATTGTCTAACATACTACTGACTCAAACAGTTCTAGCAAATAAAAATATACCTTACAAGATGTGCTTCATTTATGATGTGCATAATTCTCAACCCAGTCAACACGAGGTCAGTCATGGTATGCTATGCAAAAAATCTATTTTGTATTCTCAAATTGATTGGCAAAAATTCAACGCAAAATCACCGTGGGAATGGGCCGTTGCTCGGAAAAAATTAGATCATACTGAATATTATCCAACCAATGAGGCTTTTTTTGAATGGTTTCAAGAGCAAATGAATGTTGACCTTAGTCAATAATTGTTGTATAATAACGCATGCACCTAATGATTGATCTTGAGGGTTTGGCAACAGGCCCAGATACTTGTATTCTAACCATTGCCGCCCAGGCATTTGATCCCTTTGGCACAGGTCACTACGATCAGCATTACTACGCTAGAGTCACACTGGAAAGTCAGGAAAATCGTGCCATTGACAATGGAACCATTGAGTGGTGGTCCACACAACCTGAACATGCTAGAGAAGAAGCATTTGGCGAACAAGATCGGATTCCATTGGACCAAGCCTTGGATGAACTGGGCAAATTAATCTGGCACTCCAAGCTGATTTGGAGCCAAGGTCCCACATATGACATGAACATTCTCGAGCATGCCTACAAAAGTTATGGAAAACCTTTGCCTTGGAAATATTACATGGTACGAGATTCAAGAACTGTGTTTAGTTTGTGGCCCGAACAACCTATTCCTCCCACCAGCCATCATGCGTTAGAAGATTGCCGTAGACAAATAGGCATGTTACAACATACTCTTAAATACCTCAACGTAAAGGAAATCAAATGATCATTGGCATCTGTGGTTTTATTGGCTCCGGCAAAGATACCATTGCTGATTACCTAGTAAACCTGCATCATTTTCGTAGAGAGAGTTTTGCATCAACACTAAAAGATGCTGTGGCACAGGTATTTGGTTGGGACAGGACTCTACTAGAAGGACGCACAAAACAAGCTCGTGAATGGCGTGAGCGTGTAGATCCTTGGTGGGCTGAACGTTTGAACATACCCACACTAACACCACGCTGGATCCTACAATACTGGGGTACAGAAGTGTGCAGGGCTGGATTCCACGATGATATCTGGATTGCCAGTTTAGAAAACAAATTACGTCACAGCCAAGATGATGTTGTTATAAGTGACTGTAGATTTCCCAATGAAATTAAGGCAATCAAAAATGCTGGGGGTCGAGTGATCCGAGTAACACGTGGTCCTGAACCTGAGTGGTACGATGCAGCAGTGAGTGTGAACCGCGGCGCTAACGGCAACACCACTTGGTCACTGAGCCGCAAGAAACTGGAAAAACTAGGTATTCATGCCAGCGAAACTGCCTGGGTGGGTACTGACTTTGATTCAGTATTAGACAATAACGGAACCCTAGACGATTTGTATCAACAAGTCAAAGCACTGGCTACAAGTCCGGCTCAAGATCACCAGGCCTCCAAGTAACATCGGTTTTTTTAAGTAATTGCACACAATTAAGACAAACTGTTTTTAAATTTCGTTGCTCCAAGTTGTTTAAATTTCCATCAACATGGAATACTAACAACTGTGTCAGCAGTTTGGCCTTGAACCCGCATTTGTCACATGCGGGTTTTTTCTTATAACCAGCACTCTTCCAACGTGGATCTCGTGGTCGAAGACCTCGCCCTTTTCTTGCACAGTTCTCACACCGTGATCGATAGTGAGTGACATCTTCTTTGATGTAGTTTACAGCACATGGTCGCTGATGACATGACTGACAAATGGGTCTTTGCATGGTGTATTTATGGTGGACCTTTGCCAAAGGGTGCTCAACTCAGCTGTTTTTGGCACTTGTCAATAAATATTAGAACTTGAAAAGGAATCCATTATGGCTCTAGTATCACCAGGCGTAGAAGTAACAGTAATTGACGAGAGTCAATATATCCCTTCAGCCCGTTCTTTTACAACACCACAACTGGCACACCAATCAACGGTTATGAACTCAATGAGTACGGCTTGTTGGCTGCATACTCTGCATTGGGTGTGACCAATCGTGCTTATGTACAACGTGCCGACATTGACTTGACAGAACTCACTGCAAGTTTAACCCGCCCAACTGGCAGTCCCAACAACGGTGACTATTGGTTAGACACCACAGTAAGCACCTGGGGTATTTTTGAATGGGATCAAACCACTGCTACATTCAACAACGTAGCGCCACTGGTTATCACAGACTCCACAGACACAGTGAGTGGCAATGGTACTATTGCAGGCAACACTCCCAAGGCTTCTATTGGATCAATTGGTGATTATGCAGTAGTAGCGGTAGGTGTGAATATTTTTGGTTATTACAAAAAATTTGACAATACCTGGAATCAGATTGGTAGCAACGCTTGGAAAACTTCATGGCCCACTGTAACAGGATCAGCGGCTCCTACTACTTTGACAGCAGGTAATAATATCTTTATCAATGATACATTGATCACAGTGACCACTACCACAGTGGCAGGATTGGCCGCAAACATCAATGCTGCCAGCATCACAGGAGTCACTGCCACTGCCACAAGCAATGTGTTGCGTATCTATGCAGATTCTACAGCAGCCAACGATGGATCAACACTGAGCAACAATGGTATTGTTACAATTGATGCAGGTACAGTGGGCGGCGCGGCCTTGCTCACTGCTTTGGGCATCACAGCAGGTGAATATGCAGCTCCTGACTACGAACCAGCCTATAGTTACGAACAACCACGCTGGAGAACAACCGACATCGACGGAGGACGTCCAACAGGTTCTGTATGGCAAAACCTTTCCACAGCCAACAATGGATTGAATTTAAGTTTCAAATCATACAGTGCTGCATTGGGTGTGTTTGTTTCACAAACAGTGCCTGCTTACAACAATGATACTTCTGCAATTTATGCTCTTGATCCCACTGGTGGCGGCAAGAATATTCCTGTAGGCAATAGTTATACACTGTTTAACAATTTCTTCTATTCAACCACACCATTAACAACATTTGCATTTGAAATTCTTAATCGATATGCAACTGGTGCCACAGAAGTGATAGGCACCACAACACCTACATCATTTACAGTAGGCAATAGTTTTACATTGACAGCCACTGCTGCAGGACAAAGTTTTAACAACACAGGCACTGCTACCATTGGTGGTACAGGTAGTCTGGCAGATTTTGTGACGGCTGTATCTGCAGCTAATGTGCCTTATGTGTCAGCCAGTGTTAACACCGCAGGCAACATTGTGTTCACACACAGCCAAGGCGGTACTATGTTCTTGGCGAACATAACAGGTACCCCAGTTACTGGTGCAGGATTTACTACATCCACCGACAAAGTACGTCAGAGCCCAGTTAGTGCATCTGGTTTGGTGTTGAGTAACTTTGTTTCAACACCATTGTTTACATATACCTCTAGCCCAACAGCACCAGATCAAGATCCTGCAGACGGAAGATTATGGTATTACAGTGCAGTTGACGATGTGGACATCATGATCCAGGACGATGGTATTTGGCAAGGTTATCAAAACGTTACCAACGACGTTCGTGGTTATGATCTGACCTTGTGTAATGCTACTGGCCCTATCATTTCAGCCACAGCACCTACTACACAGACTGACGCCGCTGAAAGTGACTTGGCCTACGGTGACTTGTGGGTAGACACATCAGACCTTGAAAACTATCCCAAATTGTATCGTTGGGAGAGCGTAAGCGGTCAAGATCAATGGGTAGAAATTGACACAACAGATCAAGTTACACAAAATGGTATCTTGTTTGCTGATGCAAGATGGTCAAGCAATGGAACCACAGATCCTGTTGCAGATCCTTTGCCCAGCATTCAAGATCTTTTAGAAAGCAATTATCTTGACCCAGATGCTCCAGATCCTTCGTTGTATCCACAAGGCATGTTGTTGTTCAACACACGTCGTTCAGGCTACAATGTCAAGAGCTTCCAGAGCAATTACTTCACAACCACGGCCACAGACTATTCAATTGATGTATGGTCAGCCACTACAACTTATAGCGAAAACACATTTGTTAGCTATAACAATGGCATCTATGTGTGTATTCTGGCTCCCACAGCCAATCAGAATCCAACTAATGGCACATATTGGTCCTTGATCAGTCTAAATACCTGGCTCACCGCCAGTGGCAACAGAGACAACGGCGCCATGTGGTCAGGACGTTTGGCACAGCGTCAATTGATCGTTCAAGCACTCAAGAGCGGTATTGATACCAGTGCCACAGCACGTGAAGAACAAACGCAGTACAACATTATTGCTACACCTGGTTATCCAGAATTGACACCAAACATGATTGCACTCAGCAACGAGCGCAACAACACATTGTTTGTTGTGGGCGATACCCCAATGCGTTTGGGTCCTGATGGCAACAGTCTAGTGGCATTTGCTACCAACAACAACGGCCTGGGACAACCCAACGGTGATGGCAACATCGCTACAAGTAATTATTGTGGCGTGTTCTACCCAAGTTGCCAAACTACAGACCTTGGTGGCAACACAGTCGTTGCACCTCCAAGTCACATGATGGTACGTACAATCTTGCGCAGTGATGCAGCCAGTTACCCATGGTTGGCACCAGCAGGTACACGTCGTGGTGTAATTGACAATGCCAACGCAATTGGTTATATCGAAGCGACCACAGGTGAGTTCCAACAAATTGGTGTAAGTCAATCAGTGCGTGACATTCTGTATGAGCGTAACATCAATCCAATCACGTTCATTCCAGGAATTGGCATTACCAACTTTGGTAACAAGACTAGTACCACAACTACCACAGCACTGGATCGCATCAACGTTGCACGATTGGTCGCATTCTTGCGCGGACGTCTGGAAGAAATTGGTAAATTGTACTTGTTTGAACCCAATGACACAATCACACGCAACGAAATCACAAACACATGCAATAGCTTGATGATTGACTTGGTTGCAAAACGTGCGATCTATGACTACTTGGTGGTTTGCGACTTGAGCAACAACACACCTGCACGTATTGATCGTAACGAACTGTGGGTTGATATTGCTATAGAACCAGTGAAAGCGGTGGAATTTATCTACATTCCGTTGCGTATCAAGAACACTGGTGAGATCGCCGGAGGCGCTGGAGTTTAAAAAGGTGGCGGTTTCGACCGCCTACCTTTCCAGGTAAATAAACACATAGGAGATAACAAA